CAGGTTCAATAAGTTTAGAAACCTATGTAACTGTTGAAACTTTGTCAAATGCAACTGAAAGATTTCACACAATTTTTGGTTATTATAATGGTGCTAATTTGAGTAATACAGCAAATGGCATATTCTTTTCTTATGATGAAGGTGGAACTATGTTTTTTGAGTTTGGTGCAGCAGCAACACCTAACTGGAAATGTTATACAAGAGGTGCTAGCGTAACTACAAGAACAAATACATCAATTCCAGTAGTAGCTGGTCAATGGTATAAATTAAGAATAGATATAAATGCAGCAGGAAATAGCGTTACTTTTTATATTGATGAAACTTTGGTGGCTACACATACAACAAATATACCAGCAACAACAACAGGAATGCTTATTACTAGTTTAATAAATAAAACAGCAGGTACAACAGCAAGAAGTTTATTAACTGATTACTTTATGTACGAAGAAATCTTTACAAATCCAAGATAATGATAAAATATAGATACACAATCGGACAAATGAGCCTTGAAACTCTAAATTTAAGTGATATTCCTATTGGACTTGAATATGAAACAATCGAGTTTCAAATAGAAGTTGAGCAAGAAGTAACCCCACCAACGTTAACAGTAAACGAGGTTATTATCGATTTAGTTACAAGACAAGTTGAAGTGATGAGCGATGAGGAAAAAAGCGAATTATTAACTTTACTAAATAGCTAATGAAAAAGATACTACAATCGATTTTAAGCGACGTTAAAAGTTGGAATAGAATTATAGTTAACCGTTGGCATTTACACGCACCAATAGCTTTAATTGCGGGGTGCTTTATGTTTTGGCTGTTAAAAGACACAATAAGCGACACTTATGTATCAACAGAAATAGCGTTTAAGATATTTGTACCTACATTTTTAGGAGGTATTTGCTTATGGTTGTTTGAAGCGTGGCAAAAGAAAGGGCGCATAATTGGAGAACTTGAAATGTTTGAGAGCAATAAGGACTTTATTGTCGGTTTATTTTTCTTACTTTGCGGAATAGTAATAACATTTTTTTATTTTTTGTAGTATGGATTGGATTGTAAATAATTGGATGTTAATAGTAGGAGCAATAAGCACTCCGATAGCTTGGGTATTTGGTGGCAAACAAGCCAAAGCGCAGGAAATAAAAAAAGGCGAAACCGATATTAAAAAAGGTAATGCCGATGCGGTTTCAGCAATGCAAGAAGTTTACAATAAATTCCTAGATGATTACAAGTTGCGAATGAGCGAGGTTATGACTGAACTTACAGAAGTAAAGGACAATTATAAGACGATGCAGAAGCAATTCAACGAAATGCAAATATCTTATAGTAAAGATACCGAAAAACATCGTGATTTATCTTCAAAATATACAGCGTTGGAAAAGGACTATGAGCAGTTAAAAGGCTTGTATGATAAATTGAAAAAAGATTTTGATGCACAAAAAAAACTAGCCAAATGAAACTAGATGACAGCGGATATAAATTAATTCAAGGCTTTGAGGGATTGTCTTTAGTTCCATATAAATGCCAAGCAGGAATTAGCACAATAGGTTACGGAGCGACTTTTTATCCTAGCGGTAAAAAAGTAACAATGCAAGATGCTCCGATAAGTTTAGCCACAGCGAAATGGATGTTTAAAGAAACTGCCGATAAATTTGCTGCTGATGTAGATAAAATGATTAAAGCAAATATCAATCAAAACCAGTTCAACGCTATTGTGTCTTTAGCTTATAATATCGGACTTGCTGGACTTGCTAAAAGTTCATTATTGAAAAAAGTAAATGCTAATCCTAGCGATCCGACAATTACAAACTCCTTTATGATTTGGAATAAAGCGGGTGGCAAAGTATTAAACGGACTTACTAAAAGACGTGCTATTGAAGCTAAATTGTATTTTGCATAGATAAAAGGGTACATTTGTTGAAACTAAACAACAAAAATTATGGGCGTAAAAGGAAACCAAAACGCAGCAACCTACAAAAAAGATATTATATTATCTTATTTGAAAAGATTTCCAAAAGCTACAACGATGGCTATCTCACGAATGATATTTTTTGAAAACCCTTTAGACTTTAAAAAGCTAGAGGGAGTTAGGGGGATGGTTAGACAGTACAGAAATGAAAGTAAACATAAATCCATCACGCTAGAGGGAGTTAGAACAGCAGAGGAAAAGAAATTGGCAATGCGACAAATTTCAGAACTTCCTGAAAGCGATTACTCAAAATTAGAGCCTTTCATTATTCCAAAAGGACAAAATAACATATTAGTTTTAAGCGATATACATTTACCTTATCAAGATAATCACGCACTTACACTAGCTTTGAATTACGGACTTGAAAACAATGTAAATGCGGTTTATTTGAATGGCGATACGATTGATATGTACCAAGCGAGTAGATTTACAAAAGACAGACGTTTGCGTGATCTAGCTGGAGAGTTGGAAATGACTAGGGAATTTTTAAAGTTGGTGCAAGGTATGTTTAAATGCCCGATTTATTTTAAGATAGGAAATCACGAAGCGAGATGGGAGCATTATTTACAATTAAAAGCACCCGAACTTTTAGGGATTGACGATTTTAAACTAGAACAAATATTACGCTTTAGAGAGTTTGGAGTTACTTTGATAAAAGACAAACAGATTGCAATGGCGGGAAAACTCCCAATACTTCACGGCCACGAATGGTATGGCGGATTTGCGCCTCCAGTTAATCCAGCAAGAGGGTTATTTTTAAAAGCAAAAGAAAGCGCATTAGTCGGACACCACCATCGCACTAGCGAACACACAGAAAAGACTTTAAGCGGGGAAGTAGTTACAACGTGGTCAACTGGATGCCTTTGCGGACTTGAACCCGAGTATGCGCCTTACAATAATTATAATCACGGATTTGCTCACGTTAAAGTTGGGAGCGATGGCAATTACGAATTGAAAAACATTCGCATCATTAACTATAAAATCGTTTAAAATGAAATATTTACTACTTGCATTTCTTATTGTTTCCTGCGGAGCAAAAACAGTTAACAAAGAGGAAAAGAAAACTGATAGCATCGCTACAACTATTGCAGTAGTGAAAACCGATAGCACTTCTATTGATAAAAAGGTATTGGTTTATGATGTTGAAACGGATGAAATCGTAATTGAAGCAGTAGATACAACCGAGCCAATCGAGATAACCAGCAATGAGGGTAAAGTAACCAAGTACAAAAACGCTCGTTTAAGCAAGAAAAAAAGAAAAGACAATACAATAGTCGTTAGTGAAAAGATAGTGGCTAAAATCGTGGTTGATTCAATTACAAACGAGATTGAAGTTAATAAAGTTGAAAGCACAAAGATAGTTTATAAGGAACAATTCAACTGGGGAACGTTTATTTTGCAAACTTGGTGGTTGTGGCTCTTAATTATATTGGCTATTTATTTAGCATATCGAAGATACAAAGGATATCTCAAATTTCCTTTGCTTTGATTCCACAGTACGAATGGATAAAAGAGGGCAAAGACTGGGTGCGAGTTGAAAAGCCGTTAAACAAATGGAAAGGTATTCCACCGATTGAAGATGAAATAAAAAAGCCACTAGATGAATAGCGGCTTTTCTAATCTATCAAACATCAAACATTATGAAAGGCAAATGTAGTAATTTATTTTAATTACCAACAAACTAAAACGCCATAAGTTATTGCTACTAATAGAATGACTATTAAAAGCACCAACCCCTCGTTATTTTTTTTCATTGTATTTCTTAGTTAAATAATCATAAGCCAATCGGTTACACTCCTTTGTACCTCCGATAACTTCGATTTTATACTTTTCAAGTTTTCCGTTATACGGTTCTTTTTTCTCTATTCCTTTTTTTGGTCTTCCTGCCATATTAAATTATTTGATTGTTTATATTCCTTTGGTATTTTATCGATAATCCGCACACGCCAGCATCCGATTGCATCCTGTTCAACTACTCTAAATTCAGATGGTAAAGTTACAATAGAATTATTATAGTGGCGCACTATAATAAACTTCGGGTTTTGTATTGTTTTAATGTGGGTTATTTTCATTTTGCAAACATACAAAGAAACTTTTATATAAAAAAATTTTTTTATTCGGAATTAGATTCTATATTTGCCTCATCAAACTTTAAAAACATTTAAGATGAAAACATTTCAAAAAAACGATTGGCAGTATTTAATTGCGTTTGGCGCAGCGGTTTGGTTTCTAACTCAAATAATATTTAGATACTAATGAGAAACTACGATCACTTTGTATTAGGAGTTGGTAACTCACTGCACCCAGCGAACCAAGAGGAAACAGAATTGGAGTTGACTATTGAGGAGCAAATGGAAAAT